GTAATTTTTGATGTAGACGGAACAATCGCAGATGTAGAACATCGTAGACATTTCGTAAACGGAAATAATGACTGGGATTCATTCAGAAAAGAAACTGTAAATGATACACCTGTTCAATGGGTTTGTGACATTGCAAAAAGACACATTTCCCAAGGTGACGAAGTTGCATTCTTCTCTGCAAGAAATGAATCCGAAAGAGACATCACTGAAAGACAAATTTCTGAGTGGATTGGAGACGGACACAAAGGTGTCTTCCTCAGACCTGACGGAGATTACAGATGTGATGCAGAGTTCAAATCAGAACTTGCAGATAGATTTGAAGATATCGGTGGACAAATTGACCTTGTTTATGACGACAGAAATAAAGTGGTTGATATGTGGAGACAAAGAGGAACCACTGTAGTCCAAGTTGCCGATGGAGACTTTTAGTTTAAGACTGTTGAATACCAAAGATTAGTCATCTTCCCACTAGAGTGGACACAAGAACAAATGACGATTGTGAGTGTGAGATTCAAGTCTAGAACCCACTGAAACACTGCTGAAGAGTATTGGATGGAGTAGGTGGGTTTGTTTTTATAAAAGTCCCTTATCAAATCAGATTATATATTATATAATGGAATAAACCTACCTAAATAGTTAGGTAGGAATTTTATTATGAGTAAAGAATTAAATCACAATGAGGTATTAGAATCAATTCAAAAGAAAATTGAGTTGAAAAAAAGACTTCGTGTTGCAAAGAAAAAACACGATGAAAATGAAGTATCTCACCTCACTCAAAAAATATCCAAAATAGAGAATAAACTCTCTTCCTCTACTATAGAGAAAATATAAATAAGACATATAACCATAATGAGGATTAATCATGGGTCAATGGGCAGACTTAATAACTAACGAAATTCAACCAAAACTAGATGCAATTGCAACACTTGAAACTGATTTAACTACAGTTAAAAATGCAATTGATGGTCTAGGAACATTTACAGAATATCCAGTAAATGATGCATCACCGACTCCTTCAGAGTCAGATTTCCTTGCAATGACTGATACAATTTTTGGAAGTTCTGCATCAGATAATCCCTACAGAGCTGCAGTTGCAGAATCATGGTGGATTGCATACGATGACACAGAAAAGAATGCACAATTAAAGAATCATACTGGATTCTGGCAGAACTGGTTGAAAGAGAATGAGACTAAATTTACAGATGCAAAAACTATGTTAAATGCAAAGAAGGACGAACTTCAAGCATTAGAAGATGCATTGTAAAATCAAACCTTAAAAATTCATAAATAGTAGACAAACGCATATTTTTTGTGTATAATCTACTATTATGGCAGTTAAAAACCTACATTTAGAACATTTAGAAGACGAAATCATTAATAATGGTATTAATGGTGGTCGTGGTGCAATTAACTTTCTTCGTGGACTCAGAGACATGATGAAGGGTAATTCTTCAAAAGGTGTCAACATGACTGTCAAATGGGATGGTGCTCCTGCAATCTTTTGTGGTAAACATCCCGAAGACGGAAGATTTTTCGTTGCAAAGAAATCCCTATTCAACAAAACGGGTGCAGTATTCTACACTTCAGAACAAGAAATTAAAGATGACACTTCAGGTGATTTACAAACTAAATTTCTAGATGCATTTAAATATCTCGGTTCACTTTCTTGGGGTGAAGATATTCTGCAGGGTGATTTAATGTTCACAGAGGACGATAAATCAATGATTGACATTGATGGTGAATCATTCATATCCTTCACTCCAAACACTATAACTTACACTGTAAAAACCAATTCAGATTTAGGTAAAAAGATTGCAAGTGCAAAACTTGGAATAGTGTTTCATACCACTTATAAAGGTGCAACGATTGATGAACTATCTGCATCATTTGGTGCAAACATTTCACCACTTGGTTCATCAAAAGATGTTTGGATGGATGATGCAACATATAAAGATGTATCAGGTAATGCAACACTTACTGCAAAAGAAACACTTTCACTTACCAATGCATTATCAGAAGTTGGAAAACAATTTCATAAAATCAAGAAAAGAGATTTAGATAAATTCAACGAAATACAATCTGCGATCGCAAAGAAAGGTGCAGGTGCAACATATAAAACATATGTAAACTCTCAGATTAGAAAGGGTAAATTTAATTTATCTTACAAGGCATATCTGAGTCATTTTGATAACTATTGGAAAACTAAAGTAGTTGCAAAGGTCAAAATGGAAAAAACAAAAGAACAAAAAAGACAAATGGGTGAACAACTCAGAAGAGAACTATTAGGTCTAAAGATATTCATCAATGCATTGACTATCTTTCAAACCAATCTAGTTGTTGGTAAAGATATAATTATAAAAGGACTGAACAAGGCAAAAAATATAGGAACATTTGTAAGAGATGACAATGGATTGAAGACAGTAAATCCAGAAGGTTATGTTGCAATTGATAACGATGGCAAGGCAGTGAAGTTAGTAGACCGTATGGAGTTCTCTCTAAATAACTTTACAGTTGCTAAAAATTGGGACAAATAATGAAAGGTTTTGTAGAATATATAACAGACGAATTAACTACGATACTATCAGAAGCTGGTGGTGCAGAGGCAGGTAAACTAGAATTAATCAGCACAAGTTTAAATGTTGCTAGAAGTTATGCAAAGAAGATGTTTGAAAAGGGCGGACAAGACTTTGAAAAACAAATGCCTAACTTTGATAAAAACTATACACTCGCACAAAGAAGTGCCAAGTTAGGATTTGCCAAAAGAAAAGATATGCCTGTTATTGATAACAGAGATGTCAAATTATTACAACGAAGACTACAACAAGGTTCTATTGATATAAACAAACCTTTTGCAAAGAATGACCTTCCCGATGACCCATATCCTGATGGTCTAGATAGAAAGACAGGTAAAGTTTGGGTGACAAGTGGTCTTGCAACTAAAGATGGTGACCCAAAAGATGATGTAGTAAAGGTGACAAATGAAAGTATTGCAGTTGGTAATTTGAAACCAATACAGGCACAGATATACTTTGATAAGTCAATTGCTAAAGCATCAAGAGATGGTGTAGAATCGTCTAGAAAGTTTTTAACATCTAAAGATAACAACTTTATTGTATCAAAAGACAACAGAATTATAGATGGTCATCATAGATTTTTAACAACTGTTTTGATTGACCCAAAGATTAAAGTAAATTGTTTGAAGATAGATTTACCTATTAGAGAACTATTACCATTGACACTTGCATATACTGATGCAATAGGAAATATTAGAAACAAATGAACATCAACAAGATTAGACAGTATATATCAGAGGCAAAAAGTCCGCCTTGGTATATGGGTCTACATAAATCTCAGAAAGGTGTTTTCTTTAGAGGAGAAGACCCAAAGACTAGAAAATCTGGTGCTGGGTTGGGTGCATTAGGAGTTGGAATATATCTTACTTGGTCAATAGGTATGGCAAAGGCATATGCTAGACTTGGGGGAAAAGGTGTAGTTGTTAAATTCAAAGTGCCAGCAAATCTAAAAATTGCAGATGCATATGGTAAAGATATGATGACTGTAAAAAAGAAAATGGGTATAGATGGATATTCTGCTGACCCTATGTTTGCAAAGGCATTGACATATGAATTAAAGAGAATGGGGTATGATGGTGTAGTCAGTGATAAACCAGAAGAGGGATTAGTAATCTTTGACCACGCATCTAGAAAAGTTAAAAAGATAGGAACAGTAGAATGAAAACACTAAAAAGATTTATATCAGAAGCCAAAAGTAGACCGGCAGTGTTTGCATTTGGTCGTTTCAATCCACCTACAACAGGACACGCAAAACTAGTTGATATGATGAGTAGACTAGCAAAGAAAGTTCAAGGTGATGCATTGTTATTCTCATCACACTCAAACGATAAGAAGAAGAATCCTTTACCACACAAAGTAAAAGTAAACTATCTCAGAAAGTTCTTTGGTAAAAAAGTCAAAGTGCCAGATGTCACTGCAAGAACTGTATTCGAAATTGCAAACGCATTATACAGTCAAGGGTATAGAAGTATCTATATGGTTGCAGGTTCAGATAGAATCAGAGAGTTCGATGCACTACTAAAGAAATACAATGGCACAAAGGCAAGACATGGTTTCTATAAGTTCGATGAGATACAGATAGTTAGTGCAGGTGAAAGAGACCCCGATGCAGAAGATGTATCAGGCATGAGTGCAAGTAAGATGAGAGCTGCCGCTGAACAAGGAGACTTTGATTCATTCAAACAAGGTGTGGCAAATAAACAGTTCGCAGATAAACTATACAAAGATGTGCGTAAGGGTATGGGCATCAACGAAGATACACACTTACCACTTTATATGCAAGAAGACTTGATACAAGAGGGTGTATATGACCCAGGCATTTTCAAGGCAGTATTCTTAATGGGTGGTCCAGGTTCTGGTAAATCAACAGTAGTAGATGGTCTAGGACTGAAAGCACTAGGTCTAAAACTAGTCAATACAGACAAATCATTTGAAACAGGTTTAAAAAAGGCAGGTCAAACTTTAGATTTAAAACTTGTGCCTGCTGAAATCAGAGACCCAATCAGAAAGAAAGCAAAAAGACAAACTACAAGAATGTTAGATAGATACATTGATGGCAGACTAGGTCTTATCTTTGATACTACAAGTGCAAACGCAAGTAAAATTAAAACATATCTAAATCAATTAAATAATCTAGGGTATGAATCTAAAATGATTTATGTCAGCACATCACTAGATAATGCAAAGAAAAGAAACAACAT